TCCGCTTTGGCCCCGGAGCAAGTTATAACTCTCTCGGAATATACATTCTGACTGGTGAGACAGTATCCGGCGTGGTTCAGGGGAACTGGCTTCAAATCTCCACCATCGACGGTCAACCCGCAAGCGGATATTGCACGATGGAGTTTTTGAAGTGATGCCCTCTTGCGCCGACGCTTCGCTCGGCGCGTTCCCCCAAATCCTTCGGATTTATTGGAACGAAAGTAGAAAGTTATGCCGATACAGAAGCCGAACTTTGGACTTGACGCAAGTTATCAACAGTTAGCTCTCGAACTCGAATTGCCGGAGGTCGAGAGCGAGGGCGTTTCTGTTGATGAAGCCCAGCGCCGCTCACTCACGGCGCGTTCGGCGTTGGTCAAGCTCAAGGGTGAATTCGATCAACCGAGTTGGTATGAAACCTTCGAGCGGTTGATGGAAGGCGGATGGCCGTGGAGACAGGCAACGTACATTGCCTGGGCATCCATCCCGAAAGAAGGACGCAAGCCCGAAACGCAAAGCGAACTGGCGAAGCAGTTTTTGGGCTTGACCAGTGATCGAGCGATCAGCACGTGGCGGCGCAGGAACCCGGCCATCGATGAGATGGTGACGGTATTGCAATCTGCACCGCTATGGGATCACAGAGCGGATGTGTTCGACGCTTTGATCGGGATGGCGAAGGAGAAAGACTATAAGAGCCATAACGACCGCAAGCTGTTCCTGGAATTGACCGGAGATTATGTGCCGATCTCGAAGCTGGCGGCAGAGCTGACACGAAAACTCGGAGCGGATGACTTATCCAATTTGAGCGATGCAGAACTTTCAGCATTGGCTGAGAGCGTGAAACAAGCAAGGGAGACTTCGGCGTCTCGTTCAGTGGAGAAGAATGGCGAATAAGCGTACCGTCACGCCGTTGCAGGCCGCGGAAGAACGAATCCGACGAGAGATGAGCCGCAGAAATGTGTGTGAGTTCGGCGAGTACGTGTATGGCTGGTATCACGCTTACGAAATGCACAAGCTGATCGGCGAGGCGCTGCAAGATGTACTGTTGTATTTGAAAACAGACGGGGCACAAGGGACGCCGAGGTTGATCATCCTGACGCCGCCGCAACACGGCAAGAGCGAATTGATCAGCCGTATCTTCCCGGCGTTCGCATTAGGTCAGCTCCCGGATCTGCGTGTGTTCCTGATTTCCTATGGTGCAGACCTGGCGACGGATAACAGCAAGGCGGTGAGGAATCTAGTTTTGTCGAGTCCGTACCAGGCGGTGTTCGGAACGAGGTCGTCGCTCGAAGAGCCGATCCTGCTTTCGTCGGACAGCCGGTCGTCGTCAAGCTGGGATTTGGCGCAACCACATCGAGGCGGGGTGCTGGCAAGCGGTATCAACGGCGCAATCTCAGGGCGTGCAAAGGGACTGGCGATCATCGATGACCCGATCAAGAACCATAAGGAAGCGCAGAGCCAGGGCGTGAGAGATGATGCGTGGGAGTTCTGGTTGTCGTCCATCCGACCACGCGCAAAAGCGGCAGTGCTGGTGATGACGCATTGGCACCCGGACGACCCGGCGGGGAGATTCTTGAAGCAGATGGTGTTGAAGCCAAAGGCGGATCAGTGGAAGGTATTGATGCTGCCGGGACTAGCGTTCGATGCGGGCGAATATGCGTCCAATGAGGCAGAGCAACGCAAGCGAATGCTGGATGGCGTGTACGTGCCGATGCGTGATCCGCTGGGGAGAAATGCGGGCGAGGTGTTGTGCTCGGCGATGTTGACGAAGGATGAGATGCTGAAGACGAAAGAGACGGACGAATTTTATTTCACGGCTCTTTATCAGCAGATGCCGTACGCGAAGGAAGGCCAGCGCTACAAACGGGAATGGTTCAAGACGGTGGCGAAGATCCCAGAGGGAGCGCAGATCCAATACGTGATCTGGTTTTGGGATAAGGCGGCATCGCTCACAGGAGACTTTACGGCGGGCGTGTGCATGGCGTATTGCTCGAACGGTTATTTTTATATTCTGGATGTGGTGCGCGGGCGATGGAGTTCTTTTGACCGCGATCAGAAGATGCGTGAGGCGGCAAAAGAGACTATCAATATATGTCGGCGAGCTGGGGGGGTGGCTACTCCCGAAGTGCCCAATAACGGCAAGACGCCGTCGTGGGCAGTCTGGCATCAACAGGACCCGGGTTCAGCAGGATTGGACAGCGCCCAATCCACGAACCGAGCGTTGATGGGCTACCCGACATTCTTCGAGACGGTGACAGGCGACAAGGCTACTCGCTCGCAACCGCTGGAGAGTGCGTTCCAAGGCGGGATGATCTTTTTACTACAAGGTGCGTGGAACGATGCGTTCATCGAGGAATGCGCGGCGTTCGACCGAGGTCAGTACGACGACCAGGTGGATTCGGCTTCGAGCGCATATAACAAGCTGATCGAGTTGATCGACCAGCCGATTGCAATCGATGAGATCGTGACGTTTGAGGAAAGGGTGAGCATCAGTCCGATGTAGCCCCCTTTGCCCTTCGGGCATTTCCCCCAAATATCGCCTTCGGCGAGTATTTAGGGGAACGGAATAAGGATAAGCGATGTTTGAGGATTTGAGAATTCGATTGGCGGAAGTGGTTTCAGGCGTCAGCATTTCAAAGCTGGACGCCAAGCTGCGCGGGTTGAGCGAGGAAGCGGCGAACTCGTCATTCCAGGGCGAGACCTTGCAGGAGCGCATGGCGGAACTGGAACTGGCGCTGGAAGATGCCAATTGGATGCGGCTGATGCTGACCGGCCAGATGGAATTCAGCCGGGCAGGGTTGAAGAAGATCACGGAGCTGGCGCGCTTGATGTACGTGAAGAATCCGCTGATCAAACGGGCAGTCAATATCACGGCGGCGTACGTGTTCGGGCAGGGAATCAACATCCGCGCAAAAGACGGGCGGATCAACCAGGTGCTGCAATCTTTTTGGGACGATGAGAAGAACCGTGCGGAGCTCACGAGCCACGATGCAATGCAACAAAAGGAAATCGACTGGCAGGTGGAGGGAAACCTGTTCTTTGCATTCTTCACGCGTCCGACTGACGGGCGGGTGCGCGTGCGAACCATCCCGACTGATGAAATCCAGGACATCATCAGCAACCCGGACGACAAGAAAGAGCCGTGGTATTACGAGCGCTTATGGCATGAGACGAAGTTCAATTCTGCTTCGGGCGTGACGGTAACTGAGCAGAGAAAAACCTATTACCCAGATTGGAAATATAACCCGAAGATAAGAATTAACACCATCGGCGGAAACGTGATCGAGTGGGACATCCCGATCTGCCACCGAAAGGGCGGAGGTTTGAGCGATTGGAAGTTTGGGGTGAGCAACCAATATGCGGCGCTGGATTGGGCACGCGCTTACAAGGAATTTTTGGAGGACGTGGCGTCGCTGATGCGGGCCTACAGTCGCTTCGCGTGGAAAATGACAACCAAGGGTGGTGCGAAAGCTGTGGCATCACTGAAGAACAAGATGGCAACTACGGTGGGGACCGACAGCGGCGTGAGCATCGAGACGAACCCGCCGCCGGTAACGGCCACGATGGCAGTGATGGATAAAGAAGGCGTGGATCTCAACCCGATCAACCTGCGAGGCGCTTCGATCAACCCCGAGGATGGGCGAAGGATTCTGCTGATGGTGGCATCCGCGACCGGATTCCCTGAAACATATTTTGGGGATGTTTCAGCGGGGACGATGGCCACAGCCAAGACGATGGACCGCCCAACGGAGCTGGTGATGGTGGAACGGCAGATGTTCTGGACAGACCTGCTGAAAGATATGTTTGCTTACGTGCTATTGCAAGCGGCGCGAGCCACAAACGATACACCCATCAAAGGCATCGTAGAGATTATCAAAAATGACGATGACGATGAGTGGGAATATGAACTGAAATGGAATTCGGACGTAAAGGTGCATTTGGATGTGGACTTCCCGCCCATCCTTGAACACGATATCCAAACTTCAGTGCAATCGGTGGTGACGGCGCTGACGTTGAACGGCCAGCAATTTGCAAACCTGGTGGACGAGCAGACGGCGACGCGCATGATCCTGACGGCGCTGGGCGAGGACGACGTGGATGAGATCATGTCTGAAATTTATCCACAGCAAACGAGGAGCGTGACGAACAGCGCGCCCGGCTCGACTTCTTCGGAAGCGAGGATCGTGGAAGCGGCGAAGAAGGTGATTGCCGCATTGGAGAAGCGAGAGCAAGGCGGCGAGTGGATTGCGCGGGCAGATTTGAGAATGAAGAACCATTTTGCGAAGGCCGGATGATGGACGAATTACAAGCCGCCCTGCATGATTTCGATGAAGCGTTGACGCGGAAGCAATACCGCGACCGTGTAGACGCGTCGGCGAACCGGATGCAATCGATACTGGCGAAGTTCTTCAGATCGCAGGGCAGCCAATTCATAAGGGGGTTGAAGAAACGTGCGGCAATGCACTTTGAAAGTGCTACGTCGGTGAATCATTTCGCCGACGTAGGCGATTTCAACGAAGCGCTGACGCCGTTTCGCCCAACAGATCCGTGGATGAATTATGCACGACATCAGAATGCAGTGCTAAAAGAAGCCATCTCAGAAACGGATTGGATCTTGATCTGGATGGAAGTGACAGACGCAACCAAGGGTCCGCTGAGTGATGCGGTGGATGCGCTGATCGCAAACGTCCTGAAGCTGGGCGGACTGGCGCAGGTGGCAACGCTGGGGATGAAGATTAAGTTCGATTTGGATAACCCGCGCGCCGTGAAGTTCCTGACAGATTATGGTGCGAATCTTGTAAAGGGCATCAACGACGAGACGAAAAGCCAGCTACAGACGCTGCTGGGTCAGAGCGCGGATGAAGGCTGGAGTTTACAGAAAACGGAAAATGAGATCGCTGCGAAGTTCGGTCAATTTGCGGATGGGAACGCCATTGAGAATATCCAGAGCCGAGCGGCGCTGATCGCTCAGACGGAAACGGGGAATGCGTATGAGGAAGGCAATTATGAAGTTGGGCAAAGCCTGGTGGATGCCGGACTGACTGTGGAGAAAAGTTGGTTGGTCAACGGCGAGGGATGCGAGGATATCTGCCAGCCGAATGCAGATGCAGGCTGGATCGATTTCGAGGATGAATTCCCAAGCGGAGATCAGAGACCGCTAGGGCATCCGAATTGTCATTGCGATATGTTGACGAGAGTAGTAAGCGGAGATGATGAAGAATGATGCTTGAAGAATATTGTTCAGAAATCATTAGTGCCTTGAAGAGAGCACCCCGCATGGGCGCAGAGAAAGATCGGCCTGAAGGTGCGAGATACATTCAGATGAGCGATACGTTGGCGAAGGAAATCGCCGACAAGCTATCCAGTTATTTGAAAATAGAGGAGATTGCCACGACGTCTTCGGCGTCTCGCAATGACAAGGAGTAAATATGCCAGCAATCAAAAGCCATAGCACGCCGGTAGATAAGACGGGAGCATGGGATGGGCCGAAAGCCGTGGCGGACGCACCCAACGATCCGAAGGTGCTGCATTATATGCACGCATGGGAAGCGGCGAAGGCGGACCTTTCTAAGAAGGGGTCGTACAAATTTCCGCATCACGCCGGAAAGATGGGGTCGGCGGCGAATATTGCGGGATGCAATAACGTTCTGGCGAGACTCTCGCAGGCGGATATTCCAAGTGCGGATGATGCGGGCGTGGAAGCCCATGCGCGCAAGCACCGCAAGGATGCGGGGCTGGATGAGGCGATGAGTCCGACCGAGATTCAGGAAGCGGTGAGGCGGATCAAGAAACTGGACGATCTCAACGCTAAAGAAGCATTGGAATTGAAGGAGTATATTATGGCACAAGAAGGACGATGGATACGACTACATGAATCAGCTACGGATAAAAATAGAATCCGTGCGGCATTGAGGGCGATGAAGGAGTTGTTGAAGGACCGGGATGTGCCGGACGATATCCACGAGAAGATCGAGGCGCTGTGCCAGGCGATGAACAAGAAATGGGATGACCTGGGCGATGATGCACACGGCGAGGATGCTCAAGAAAGCCTGCGCTGGAAATTGCGTGAGGCTATCAATGAGAATATGTCGGCGGACGATCTAGTACGATATGCACAAGGCGAGATGTGGGACATTATCACTGCGGCACAGGCACTGATCCAAATGGCTCAATTGCGAAGCGAATGCGATGAGCCAGACGACATCGCAGTGGTGGCCGACATCATGACCGGCATTTGCAAGTTCATCCTGGGAGAAATCGTCGAGATGGTTTCGGCGGCGCAGTCTGCCGGAGCGCAAGGCGAAGAGCCTGACGAAGAGACCGACGATAACTCAACGACGGACGATGCCACGGAAGTTCCGATGGGGGAAGGACGCCGCGATTTAGGTGGAGAGGTGGAACTTATTGAATCTGCCGTAGCGCTGAGCGAGAAGGCGGTGCGAGGGGATGGCACGGCAACATTGAAGATCATCCAGCCGGGATGGGGTTCGAGCGGTTATTATGCACCAGAGGTATTGAAGCGGGACGGCCCGAAGGCTTTTCCGGCGGGCACAAAAATGCTGTGGAACCATCCGACCGATACACAAGAATCGGAGCGGCCCGAGGGCGATTTGAACGACCTGGCATCGGAGCTGGTGACACCGGCACGCTGGCAGGATAATGGTCCGGCAGGAGCGGGATTATATGCGGATGCGAAAATATTCAAGGGCTACCAGGAATCGGTGAATGACTTAGCTCCGCATATTGGAGTGAGCATCCATGCACGCGGAAAAGCCATGCAGGGTGAGATGGAAGGTAAGAAGGGAAACATCGTGCAGGAAATTTCGGAAAGCCCGTTCAACCGCGTGGACTATGTGACGATGCCGGGTGCGGGCGGCAAGGTTATTTCATTGTTTGAAGCGGCACGAATCAAATCAAGGGTTGGTGTTCAACCCATTGTAAGTGCTGTTAATGCCACGAACGTGGCGAATCTTTTGGCGACTCACGTCGCCAAAGTAGGCGAGAGCGCCATGAATGCGCATCGTCTAATGGAGGAAAAGATGGCTGACGAAAAACTTCAAGAAGCCGTTGCCACGCTTCAGGCTGACAACGCTCGCTTAGCGGAAAGACTGGCTTTACGCGATGCGAAGGACACAGTCAGGGAGGTCCTGGCTGGATATCAACTCCCAGAGGCGACGAAGGATCGTCTCACCGAAAGCCTGACGAAGAGCGCACCCATGAAAGAGGGCAAGCTCGACGCAGATGCCTTTGGAAAAATGATCACGGAAGCAATCAAGGTTGAGACTGAATATCTCACCAAGACGCTGGGCCTGGGCACCATCCGCGGGTTGGGTGAAGGCCTGAACGGCGAGGTCGATGAAAAAGCCGTGGACGAATCCTTGAAGGAATCGTTCGCGACCCTGACCGGCAGTGATACGCTGGGCGAGAAGGCAGCGAAAGGTAGAAAATAACATGGCAACGAATCAAGTTTACACAGATGGACCACTGAATGTGGTAGTAAGCGACCCGGTAAGCCCGGTGAGCGGGAATGCAGTGTTGGTAGGGTCGCTCCTAACGGGTGTGGCACTGACCGACATGGGGAAGGGCAGCAACATCAGCACGGAGACGACCGTTGATTTCCGAGAGGCGGTTTGGAATCTACCGGTGAAGGCAAGCGCAGGCGGGGTGAGCATTTTCGACCCTGTCTATTACGACTCGAGCGTTCACGGACTGTCGAACGACAGCACGAAGGTGTTCTTCGGGTTCGCGATGGCAGCGGTAGTGAGCGGGCAGACAACCACCATCAAGGTGAAGCACATCAATAACCCGACAGTGGCGTCGCTGGCGGCAGCACTGAACGGAAGCAATGTGGCTGTGAGTAGCAATGCAGATGCAGGCGGAGATATTCCGTTGTTACACCGGATCAACATCACGGCAGGCGCAATCGGTAACACTGACCTGACGATCACGAGGAAGGAACGCGTGGTCGATGTATGGCTGGTATTGACGGGCGTAGGCGTAGCGACGACCACCTTGCAGGTGTTCAACGGCACAAATGCAATCACGGAAGCGATGGCGGCCAGCGGATCAGCGAAGGCCATTGTACGTGCGGCGACCATTGATTCAACGTATTGGGAGATCTCGGCGAGCGGTACGCTGAGAGTGACGAGCGCAACAGGTGCGTCTCAACCGAATGCGGTGGTGTTTGTGCTGACGGTGCCGGTGTAGGCCTTATCCCCCGACCCCTTTCCCCCACAGGAGATCACTGTTGGAGAAAGGGATGGATAAGAAAAGTCAATTATAACGTCGTGACCGTCAGCGGCTCGAGCCGCTGACGCAGACGATGACCCTGAAAGGGCGCAGGGCATTGGCACGAAGCCATCTCGTCTAGCCCCGACGTGCGCATACAAGAATTTATAACGTCGTGGAACTCACGTCCACGACGTGGACGATGAAGGCTTGAAGCCTTCTCGTCCGAGGAGAAAACATGGCAGAGTTTTTGGAAGTAATCGAAACGATCAATGCCGAAGAGGCATCGGTTGGGCATCTGTTCGGCGGGGAAGGCGTCTCGCCACGCCGCTTACAGAAGAACGTGGAATATAAGAGAAAACTGAGCGAGGCGGCGAAGTTCCTGGCTGAAGTCTTCCAGGGCAAGCGTCCGCTGTATCAATTGCGCGAGGCGATGACGACCAGCGATTTCCCGTATCTATTCGGGGACATTATTGACCGGCAGACGCTGGCTAATTATCAGGAGACGCCGCAGATCTGGAACATGGTGGCGAAGCGTGAAACCGTGGCGGACTTCCGCACGGTGAAGCGATTCCCGATCAACGGCGGCGAGGCGGTACTAGATACCGTCCCTGAAGGCAAGACCTATTCCATGGCCAAGGTAAGCGATGGCTTATACAGCTACGCGGTAGGAAAGTATGGACGGCGTGTGCCGTTCAGTTGGGAAGCCATGATCAACGATGACCTGCAAGCGTTGCAGGACATCCCGCAGAGACTTGGACGCGCGGCACGACGCAGTGAGGAAAAGTACGTAACGCAACTGCATGTTAGCAGCACGGGACCAAACGCGACGTTCTATTCGGTGGCGAACAAGAACATCGTCAACGCAACGAATGCGGGCTATGGATCAGCGGTCAACCCAGCGTTGAGCATCGATGCTTTGCAGATGGCGTTCACGGTGCTGGCCAATATGAAAGATGTGGACGGCGAGCCGATTGCGATCACAGCAGTGACGATTGAAGTGCCGCCAGGATTGGAAGTGACGGCGCAGAACATCCTGCACGCAACGACGCTGTACATCAACCCGAATAATTCGGCTGGAACGCAGAACCAGAGCCTGTTCACGGAGAACTGGATGCGGAGCAAAGTGAAGCTGTCCGTCAATCCGTATCTGCCGATCGTGGATACGACACACGGGCAGACTGGCTGGTATCTGCATGCGGATCCCGAAGTGGGACGCCCGGCGATGTTATTCGGGTTCCTGCGCGGGCACGATACGCCGGAGTTGTTCATGAAGATGCCGAACGCGCAACGCGTGGGCGGCGGAGCTATGGACCCGATGGTAGGCGATTTCGAGACGGACAGCATCGAGTACAAGCTGAGGCATGTATTCGGCGGGACGCTGGCGGACCCGAAGATGAGCGTGGCGAGCACGGGAGCAGGATCGTAGCGTTGTTGCGCGACCTAACCCCCTATCCCCCTTCCCTAAAGGGAAGGGGGAGATAAGGTTTGAAATGAGCTGGACGAATGACGTAACCACACCTATTGGACAGATACGGATGCTGATCCCGGATAAGGATCAGGATAATGTGCTGTTTCAGGACGAAGAAATCACAGCGATGCTGAACTTGAGCGGAACGAGTGTGCTGCGGGCGGCGGCGCTGGGTGTGGATACGGTGGCACGCGATAACGCAATGGTATTGAAGGTCATTTCGCTCTTGGATCTGCGGACAGATGGAGCCACGCTTTCGAGGGCATTGCACGACCAGGCGGAAAGCCTGCGAGCAATCGCGCTAGAGGAAGAAGCTCGAGAAGGTTCGTTGTTCGATACCGCCGAGATGGTGACCAATGCGTTTACATTGAGAAATAGAGTATGGAACCAGATGCTGAGGACGCTGGGAAGTAGTTCGAGTTCATCATGAGAGCCATAGCCCCCCTGTCACTTCGTGACATCCCCCCAAATATTCGGAAAAGCACCGAAGTATTTAGGGGGAGGAGTTGCGAATGAGTAGATTGATCCACCCGAGGTTGTTGGAGAAGTTGCGGCGAGATTTCTTCCCGCAGAGCTGTGCGATCCAGCAACCGGTCAAGACGCAGAGTACGAGCGGACAGGAAGTCCGCACGTGGGAAGACGTGCCAGGCTGGAATGACATTCCATGCCGGGTGAAAGCGGTGGGTGTGGGTGAGCACCGGCTGCCGACGGAAATTTATGAGGAGATCACGCACGTGATTTTGCTGGCAGGCGTGTTCAATGGTTTGACTTCGGAGATGCAGGCGACGGTGGATGGTATTGGCTATGACATTCTGTTGCCGGAGCAGGATAGTGAAGGAATTACGACGAGGCTGAATGTGAGACTGATTGAATAGCCCCCATCGGCCTTCGGCCACTTCCCCCAAATATCGCCTTCGGCGAATATTTAGGGGAAGAAAGTAGGACTATATGACGATTGTTATATTCGGGAAGGAAGAATTGATGGCGAAGTTCAACGCCTTGAGCGAAGCGGTGCAAGGCGAGGCTTTGTCGAAGGCGGCGCTGGCAGGTGCGACGGTGATCGTCAACGCGGCAAAGGAGAATGCTCCGAAACGAGATAATCATTTGGGGCCGTCGATCCATTCAGAGGTGAGCAGTGTGTCGGAGACGAGTGCAACGGTGGATATCGGAACGGATGTGGTGTATGCGGCGATCCAGGAATTCGGCGGGACGGTGTCGGCGAAGAATGGAAAATATCTGGCGATCCCGATCGGTGATTTCAATGACAGCCCGAAAAACCATTCAGATCTCAAGTTGAGGAAGACTGGAGGCGGCAACTTGATCATGGTGGATGCAAGCGGGAAGGCACAATATGTTTTGCAGACGAGCGTGACGATACCACCCCATCCATATCTGCGACCGGCGATGGATGAGAATCAGCAGGAAGCGATGAATGTGATTGGAATGGCGTTCAAGACGATGATCGATAAGGCGGTGGCGCAATGACTATGCTTCATGAAGCACTCTTTGATTATCTTTCGGGTGCGGGGACGACGGCAGGGAACCGGATTTATCCGCAGCAATTGCCGCTGGGTGTGACGTTACCGGCGATCCGATATGCGAAGGTCAGCGATCCGAGCGAGGCGACGATGACGGGTCCATCCACGCTGAGACATCCGCGCTATCAGTTCGATTGTTTTGCGGATGGAGACGATGCCTATAACGATGCGACTACGCTGGCAAATGAAGTGCAGTCGCTGTTGGATGGGTATTCAGGCTTGATGAAGGATGTGACGGTCAATGCAGGACTTCAGCAAGATAGCCGGGACAACTTCGACGCGGAAACGGGTCGGCGGTGGGTGAGCGTGGATGTGGTGATTTGGTATACGAATTACGGATAGGCTTCGGTGTCCAATGCCGCCGAAATGTGCGATGCTCGCTTGATGCGAGCTCGCGCGAAAGGAAAAATTTATGGCAGATAAAAAGTTGCAAGAACCAAAGGCTTCGGGGTCTCACGTCCCCGAAGTAAGCGACCCTGAAAGGGCGCAGAGCGTTGGTATGACGCCATCTCGCCTAGCCCCCATGTCGCCACAGGCGACATCTCCCCAAATCGAACAGCACGATTTAGGGGGAGAGAAGAGCGAGGAATATACGACGGCGAAGTGGTCGGGGATGGAGCATTATCGGTGCAAGAAGTGCGCATTCGATACGCTCGACCTGCGAGGTATGTTCACGCATTTGGTGGAGCAACATAATTCGGAAGCGGCGCTGGATGCGTTGTATCCGGCGCAAGCCCCCCTGCCTTCGGCATCCCCCCAAATGCCGGAAGAGCACCGGAATTTAGGGGGAGGAAATGGGAATGTGTTTGAAATTGATCTCGATGAGAAAGATGACGAGAGTCAATAATCTTATTAGGCTTATGAAACTC